TATCGATTTCTTTGACAATCCGGCAATGGAAACACCCGGTGCGAGATTCTGGAATGTATGGCGTTAAATGAAATACAGACAAACGACAAACAGTATTAAAAGATACAGGCTCTGAGATAGCAACCTGTTAGCCACAAAACCGAACTCATCCAGGTAATGTGGTTCCCGTGAGATACCAGTGACGGTAGTGTAAGGGGGGACAAGGCTCACCGCCTCCTAGTAGCACCCGAGATTGAGATGATGATGCCATCACATGATGACTCATTCTTCACCTTTATAGGTGAATTATGACTTCACCATACATGATAACGGCTTTAAAAAAAATTACAAACAAATGAAAGAGTTGAGTGAAACGAAACGATTGAATGTAGTTTGTAAAGACACGAAGTGTCTATATACATTTCCAACTATGTAAATATTTGTGTTTTGCCAGTATTTCTACTATGTTGTCAGGCATATCAATAAGTTCTCCCAACAATAAATTACCCACAGTTAATCTTTTATCATTAAAATCGTACGGCATTTTTTCCTGCACCTTAGTATAAAAGTTAAACATTCTACGCATCTGAGTATTCTGTTTGCTCACAGTATTATAAACGCCTTGACCAAACCACATAAACAATGTATTACGCATCAGAGTAGTGCATTCTACTTGTTCAGGTGTAATGTCTAAATCGTTGTCCAGATATATTGAATAAAATGATTTACCCACATGTGGATATGCCATGTACAACTTTCCGGGTTCTCGTGTAATCGTAAAGTGATTAAGTGCAGACTCTGGTAAAGGTACACCAGCATCGCCATCGCACATAAAATAAATTGTTGAGCTGTTGAGTTTGTTTTGTAAAAATTCTAAATGATGTATTCTGCTGTTAAAGTTTCTGAGTACCTGATGCAATTCGGGGTCGTTTTGTTCTGCAAAATCATGAAGTTCCACAAACTCACTATGTAAGACATTTAAATCGTCTCCTAGATCCTTGTCAGGAAGTCTGGTTGCAACAAAATTCTTAATTTTATCCAGTTCAGTAACAATGTCTTGTTCTGTTTCACCAAATCCATAAAATTCTTTTCTGCTGATTATATTATTGGCTTGTTGTTTCATTCTGTCATAAAACAATCTGCCGTGGTCTGTGTCGTATATTCTATATGTCAGTTTGTGAGACTTGTTTTCACCAAAATATACATCAATTAACATAGTCTGTGTCAGTATTATATGATGTAAACCCGCCCTCTTTTACTACAGTTAATACATTGTTTACTCTGCCCACAAGTTCTTCTTTGTGGGAAATTAACATGATATTTTTGCCTTGTTCACGATGCATTTTTTTAAGTACTGCAAGAGCATTTTCTACACCCATTGTATCCATACCTGAATCCACAAGTTCGTCAATACATAACAGGTTCATAGGCCTGTTTAAACTTTCATACATGTCTCTAAATGCCCAACTTAAACCTAAGATAAGTCTGTTACGCTCTCCACGACTTAAATTATCAAAGTCTAAATCTCTGCCGTATTCAGTAATATCAACACTAAGGTCACTACTAAACTTAACATCATGTGGCAAGCCTAATTTTTCCAGATAAAATGCTAATCTGTGATTTAAGTATGCAATGTTTTGGTCTATAATCTTTTTACGGATAAAACTGTCTTTGCTGGTTAATAGTTTATATAAAAATTCTTGATGTTCCTGCAAGTGTGTGAGTTCATTCATAGTCTCAAAACTTATTTCTTGTATTCCTGTTCTTGTTAAACTGTCTATCTGTTCTAAATAGGGATTTTCGTCCTGTGCTTTTTCCTCAAGTTGTGACATCATGGTTTCCACATTGTGTTTGTGTTGTAAGGCGTCTTCAATATTACTATATGATGTAACAGGAACTTCAGGTATGTCTCCAAAATCTGTGAGACTTTCTTCTAAACCATTAACTCTTTGGAATAAATCGTCATAATATGTTTGTTCAGTATCAATTTTTATTTTTAAGTCTTGTGTATATTCTTCGTGTGTATCTAAATGAGCAGTAGGTTGTTCACATGCTGGGCAAACACCTGATTCGGCACTTGCAAGATTGCTTCTTAATTCGTCTATTTTTTCTAAACTTCTGTCTAACGAAATTTTTGTTCTGTTGAGTTCCTGCTCTGCAATATTTTTTGCTTGTTGCTGTTCTTTTAGTGTGGTTTTTATTTTATGTTTGTCTAATTCTTCGTCAATATTAATAGTTTCTAAACTCACAATAGCATTACCAAGCTCTTCTATCTTTAAGTTTTTGTTGGCTTCCCAAGCCTTACCGCGACTTTCTATTTCAGCAATATTTTTTTCTATACGTTTATTGCTTTCTTCAACAGCATTTATACGAATTTCTTCTTCTTTTATTGAATCTCTAGTATTTTTTTGCCTTTCTTTTAACACTTCTGCTTTACGAGATAACTCAGTTATACCCAGTAATTGCTCTATCATATCCCTTTGATCGTTGTTTTTCATGCTCAGGAAAGGCTCAGTATAAGTGTTTAGTGCAATTAAATGCTTAAACATATTATGTGGAAAGCCTATTATTCGCTCAATTTCTTTCTGTGTTTCTCTGCTATCGCCTTGTTGTTCACCATCTAATGCATCTTGGCCATCAATATAAAATTTAAGTATATTAGGACGTCTGCCACGTTCTATCCTGTATTGTTTGCCTTTTATTTCAAACTCTACAGTAACAATCATGCCTTTGCCATTAGTTTTGTTTATGAGATTATCTTTACGAATGTTTGTTAGTGCATCTCCATACAATGCATAACTGAGTGCATTTATTATAGTAGTTTTACCAGTACCGTTTCTGCTACCGTCTCCGCCCATGTCTAAGTTGTGTCCTAGTACAAGTGTAAGTTGGCAGTTATCAAAATTTACTGCCTGTGTGTTGTTGCCAACACTCATAAAATTCTTTGCTGATACGTTTTTAATCTTTAACACTAATCAATCTCTATGCTGTTATAAATGTTTATTAATTGTTCTTTTTCTACTGTTTTACTTTCTATTGTTTCTAATTGTTGTATAACAATTTGGTCAACACTTTCGAAACTAATTTCACCGCCTTCAAATTCTTCTTCTTCCTTTACAGGCAATAATTGGAGTTCACGAACTTTGTATTGCTCTGCAAACTTCTCTCTGATAAAGTTTGCTTCTTCATAACTAATGTTGATGTCCAATTTAACTCTAGCATAAGTATATTCGTCTAATAAATTTTGGTGATCATCCAATAACTGTTTTAGTGTAAAAACTCTGTACTTGGGACACTCAGTCCAATTTACATATTGAGGCTCTTGACCCCATGTTAGGAACATTGCACCACGTTCGTCATCGTCCACATCTGCGTAATTATGTGGGAAAGCATTACCAATATAATGTATATTATTTTTATATTGACGTTTGTGGAAATGACCACTAAACACATACTCAGGACCACTCAACATTTTGTCATTAATGCCTCCGTGGTCGGGCATTTCTACCATTGCATTCATTTTAAAGTAGGGTAACTCAAAATGTCCAAACATATATTTGACATCCATTTTTGCTACCTGTTTGTGTTCATCGCCCACTAGCCAAGGTATAATAGCAACATCATCTTGTAGGAAATGCTCATCTACCATAACAAAATTAGATAGATCTCTAGCATACTCTATACTATTTAAATCACGTTTTTCTCTGTAATATAAATCATGATTTCCAGTTATAAAGTAAACAGTTTCAAATGCTTCATTAATTTTCTTAAGGTCCTTTATAGTTGCATTCATTGTTGCAACATTAACACTTGCTCTATGATGATGCCAGTCTCCTAGGAATATACATGTTTCTGCATTTCTGGCTTTTGCTTCCGCAATAAACCAATCCACATACCTGGCACAATCTTCTATATGTAAACGGCTGTTCTGTTTTAATCCGTAATGAATATCCGTGAAGCATGCCGCTGTTTTAAACAGTTGGGACATATTTATTAAGTGTTTATATCTGTTTGATTCGCTTGTTCACGAATGATTCTCATCTCGTTCTCATGCTGTATCTGTCTGCCATAACTTGGTAAGTGTCCTTGCTCAATCAGTATATCGTCTCTGATAGTTTGGTTTCTTTTTTCCAAATTAAGTATTCGTGTAAAACTGTTATTAACTGCGGCTGTATAATATGCAAAAGGGTTGTCTGATTTCATTTCGTTAAACTGTAAGCCGATGTAACTTAATTGTACTAATGCTTGTCCTCTCATTTCATCAATGTAAGTATACCCTCTCCAATTTGCTCTGTGGGAATATCTTTCTACAAGTTTTAAAAACATATGACCTAACTTGTTAGTAATTTTACCGTGTTTACAATTAAATTGACCATTGCTTAAACCACCTTCCCAATGACTTCTAGATACTTCTTTGACCTCGTCACTAACATATGCATAATGCTTAAATGGAGGAAAGTTTACTTTTGCTAAAAACTCTGCTTCAGTTTTAGGATTTTTCTTTCTGCCTGGCTCTTCAGGAATATGTTCCATAGTCATAACACGAAACACTAAATCCTCTACAGGAATACTTTTAGGGTCTACAGCAAATTGTTTTTGCTTGGGCTTGTTCTTATAATCCTTAGGATCATGAACTGCCATTGCGGCTTGATATCCTTCAGATTGCATCTTTGATGCCCTATTTTCTCTTGCGGCTTTTATACTATTTCTGTTTATTTTTTTAACATCTTGCAGTATAATATCGAATTCAGAGTATTTTTCGTCTGCTAACCAGCAGAATGTCATTTTACTTTTGTGAATTTCTTTTAGAATATCTTTATTATTAAGATAATTTACTTTTTTAGGCTGTGCCATTAATAACTCTCCTCAAAATTATAATTCATTTATATTGTTAGTATTATACACAGTCTTTAGTGTATGTCAATAAGTATTTATAAAAAGCGGCCAATTAAAATATGTTTTAATGAAAACGATAAATACTAGTACAGGAGATAAAATGTCAAAATTTTTTAAATCAGTTAATAGCAAAATTAATAACAAAATCGGCAAAGAGATGGGTAAACTTGATCCCAGGTTACAATCCATTGTGGGTGCTTTTTTTCCTGGTTTAGGCGGAGGAATAGAAAACTATAAAGATAATGCTTTCATGGACTTGTTAGCAAACCGTTCTGCTACACTACAACAACAAGTAGCAAATTCAGGCCTAATATCAGTAAAAGATCAAGCAGGTGCAAAACCTAGAAATGTTGACTGGCGAGCAAGACTACGGCCTAAAAATGCAGGAAAAGACTCTATATATGGAACAGAAAACGACCCTAACAGTTTATTAGCACCACTTAAAAAAAGAGGTGGATTGATTTGGCAAGAGACACCACTTATCTTCTTGGCTGGTTTAAACGAATACAATGAGCATTTAGCACATGGTATGAATTATCCTGTGGTAACTTATAATTATAGTAGACCGCCTATGCTACCTGTTACAGCAGATTTTTTTGCAAATGACATTTATGAAGCTCAATATCTTTTAGCAATAATACATTTCTGCAGATCGGTTACAAAATCCTATTTTGGAGAAAGTGCAATAGAGAACGGTAGATATGGTACACCACCGCCAGTGTTAATATTTGAGTACATGGGCGATCACGGATTTAACAAAGTTCCTGTAGTTGTTAGAGACTATAACTTACAACTTCCTAATGATGTTGACTATATTCCTGTAAAATCAAAAATACCTGGTGAAACTGGAGAACAAACTACTTATGTTCCTGTTAGATTTAACTTACAGATTAACTTAACACCAGCATACACACCTAAGAAAGTCAGAAAAGAATTTGATCTAGATGCTCTAAGAAGTGGGAAAAATTACAAGAAAGGATTTATTTAATGTCTAAGTATAACAAGAACTCTTTTATTAAAAGTCCAAGAATTTTTGACAAGAAGTTTTTGGATTTAAATACTCTGCCTAAAATTGTGCAAAGCAATGGTGATGTAGTATACACTATAGAACCTGATTACGATGAAAGACCAGATATTTTAGCAGATAAAATATACGGCTCTTCAGAGCTATGGTGGGTATTTGCATTAAGAAATCCAGATGTACTGTATGACCCAATAAGAGATTTTAAAACAGGTGTAGATATTATATTACCGTCTGAAAGTGCTGTACAAAGAGTTGTGAGGAACTAACATGGTTGGTGGTTACGGCGATTTGTTTGGTGGGTATAATAACTTTAGTGATTTAGCCGACCAAGTAAAAAACGCAGATAAATTGCAATCCGAATCAAAGGATCTGATTTTAAATGCCTATAAACAACAAACTTCGGCCTATGGAGAAGTTAATGAGGCATACAAAAAACTTAATAGCACGTCATCAATGGATGATATTAATTCTTTTCTACAAAAACAAAATGAAAATTTTAAACTTCTAAGTGACGAACAAATAGAAGAGATAAGAAACAATTTCAATAATAATTTTGGTGACTCCATTGCCAACAACTTACTTGATGGTGTTGATACAACAGATGAAGATGCAGTATCGGCTGTAAGAGAAGGGAAATACTTACCTAACAGAGTAAACGAAAATATACTAGATAGTTATGCCACACCTAACTACCATTTAAGACTTTTTATGATGGAAAGAAACTGGGTTAACTCAATGCGTACTCAGGAAGTTCCAGATGAAAAATCCTCAATCAAATATGAAATAGAGCTTCCAGAAGAAGCAGAAAAAATAGTAGTAATAGCAGAAACTAGTGCTACAGATATCACAATAGATAATATGGATATAGAACACTTCCTATCAGAACCAGTAAAAGGAAAAACAACTAGTGTTGGTACTAGTGTTGGATTTACTTTAACTGAACCTGGGAGTGTAAGTTTACTGGATAGGTTAGCGGCCGCTAAAGCATACTTGGGTTACACAAACACTGGTTCATTTGAACCTTCAAATCAAAACGAAGAAGCAGTAATCACAGGTGGCGGACTAGTGCCTTTTTATTTAGAAGTTACTTTTAAAGGTTATCCAGATGACCCAAGTGGAGATGAACCAAATGGAAAAGCAGACCCAGAGCAAATTGGTAGAAAATTTATATATGAACTAGCATATCTTAAATTTGATATGGATATACAACCACAAGGAACCACATATAATTGTACTGCCCATATTGGACAAGATGTTGCTAGATTCCCTGAGTATACATTATTAAAAGAAGAAATAGTAATTGAAGGGGACACTATATCATCTCTATTATTAAGTTTGCAGAATAGATTGAACTCTGTTCAGAATGATTTAGTTTCAGAAGGTAATCCAGCAAAAACAGAATTTAGGATTAATTTTAATAATATTTTTAGGCCTGAGGTAGCAAATGAAGATCCAGAGACTGGAGAACAATTTGATAAAAATGGTAATTTAATCACATACAAAGATACACTTGACTACATAGGTGACAAACTGTTTATTGATCCAGAAAAAGTAACTCCAGTAGAGAAAGCCAATACCCCTGAGTGGTATAGATCAAATGTGGGTGCCTATGGAGATGCCTCTTTTCAAAGTAATGATACTCCTACAGTTTATGCTAATTATGGTACTATTAATTTAGATCCACCAGGATCATTAAATAGTTCTCCCATATCTGCGGTGGCAACAGATTTTAGTACCGAAATATATAAAGAGGGAGCAAATAAACAAAAATTTAAAACAATTTTAGAAGAGCCTGGCCGAGTAAGAATAAATATTCCGCAAGGCAGGTCAGTATATGATGCTGTAAACAGTATTATGAGTTTATGTTATGATCTTATGAGCAAAGCAACTAGACTGGTAGATTTTGAAGACCCATCTAAAGGCGTAAACACAGACCAAACATATGTATATTGGTATGATATTGAACATTTTATTAATACTGATCTAAGTGATAGTGCATACGATCCATTAAACAACAACTATAAATCCAAAATCGAGTACTCAGTGACATTAATAAAAAATGCTAGAGCTGATATTGGTATTTCGGCAAATGAACTAAGCATGTCTTTAAGTGCGGAGGATATTACCTCTAGATTAAATGAATTAAAAATATCAAAAGAATACCTCTATATGTTTACAGGGCTGAACGACCAGATCATAAATATGGATTTAAAATTTGATGAAGCCTATGTACTTAGTGTACCTTTTTATGGTATAGGAAACCCGCAAGAACAATTAGCATATGCATTATCAGGTGATTTAACTTTAGATGAAGCAAACAAGTCTGACAATGTGCTGTTAAATTCACCTAGTGATAAGGCTACCGAACAGCAACAAAAAGATAATATTTTAAAATTTATTAATGATTTAAAAGATGATGCAGGCGAATTAAAGGCTGAAGCAAGTGGACTAACAGAACAATTAGCAAATCCAAATACAGGAATGTTTGGTAGAGAATTTTTAGAAACAGCATTAACAAATAAAGGTAGTAAAGAAGAAGCAGATTTGGTTGAAGCCATACGAAAAAGTGACAGTTTAAGACAAGCCGTAAACGCCCAACTTACAAAAAACAGAATATCAGCAAATGCTAATAGTCCAACATCCAGTGATTCATCTGACGACCCAGATGGTGAAAACCCAAAACCAGAAAATGAAGAAAATATAGAAGAAACAGCAAGAGAAATTCCTGTTTGGTCGTCCCAATTAGTTCCAGGATTAGAAGGACCTGGTGATGATCCTAGAATTGCTAGAGCATTTGGTAGTATACTAGATGAAAAAATTAACTCTTACACTTCAAGCACAACTTTAAAAACTGCTGATGTAATAACAACAAAAACATCAACAAACCGACAGTTCATAACACAACCAGTTGAAAGAGGCTCTGTAAGACAAACAGCATTTGCACATTTAATGCATCAGCATTCTGGGGCAGTATCAACACAGCGAATAAATATAGACGTACGAGGGGATCCTTGGTATTGGGGTAAGGGTAATTTTTTAAAGGCCGATGCTAAAGGAGTAAGTGAGTATAAAAATGATTTAGATGGCTGTTATTATGATTCTGGAGGCCCACATATACTGTTAATGATAGAAGCACCTAGAAAATTAGATTTTGATACATCTGACGAAGACGCTGATATAAACACAGGCATGTATAATATGGGACATTTAAATTATACTATGAGCGGTGTATACTTGGTCACAAACGTATCGTCAAATTTATCTGATGGTGTATTTACAACTAGTCTGAGTTTAACAAGAAATAGCAATTATGAAGTTAGCAAATTAGAACGTGTAAAAGAAATAATAACAGATAGAATCCAAGAGGAATTAGATAATATAGATAACCAAGAAGGTGGTGCTGTTAACCAGGCAAAAGAAGCAATTGAATCAAATTTTGAAAATTATAATGAAACCTTTGATAGTAATATAACCCCTAATTTTTATTCAAATGATTAGAGAAAAAAATGAGTAGAGGCGATCAGGCTAACGGTCAAATAGATTCAGGTAATACAACTCCTGAAGGATTAAGAAACACAGTAAAAAATCTGGAATATACCGGTGTTCATTTGGCTATGGTTACTGACGCCAGTGACTATCACAGAGAAGGAAAAATAAAAGTTTTTATACCTAAATTAGGTGGTGATATTGCTAAGATATTTAATACTTACAACTCTGTTAATCAGGTTATAAGTTCCGTTCAAGGGGCAGAAAGGTATGCTAAATGGAGCTCACCCTTTTTAGGAACAACACCAAAGTTCACAGGCGGTAATGCAGAACTTGACAATATGTCATATGAGCAGACGCAAAAATCTTATGGTATGTGGATGGCTCCTCCTGATCAAGGAAATTTAGTATTAATAGCATTTGTAGGTAATAATGTAAACGATGTTTATATATTATCTTGCATAGGAGGCCCACAGTTTAAATCACACATGATTCCATCTATACCAGGTTCTCTTTTTAATTATGGTTTAGGCGGAAGCGGTATTAACCTACCAGTTGCAGAAAAATCCATAATTGATCCAATTAAGGGCCAAGAAGGTGCAGACGTCCCCAGACCACCACACCATGATTTAGCAGAAGCATTAGTAAAACAAGGTCTTATTTTAGATAAGGTTAGAGGTACTGCTAGATACGGAATGAAACACAAAGATATAAATTCCACATATGGTATTCTTACTCCAGGACCAAAAGTAAGATCTGCTGAAGAGGGTAAAGGTAACCCAAATCACAGAACAGGTGGACATACTTTTGTAATGGACGACACTATAGATAGTCGACATATTAGATTAAGAAGTGCTGGTGGTAACCAGATACTTTTAGACGATAATGAAGGCATAATTTATATAATTAATAAATCTGGTACAGCATGGATAGAACTTTCCAAAGAAGGAGGCATTAATATTTTTGGTGAAGGAGATACTAGTATCAGAGCCAAAGGTAATTTTAATTTAAGAGCAGATAAAAATATTAATTTAGAAGCAGGAAGAAATATACGACTTAAAGCATCTGGTGATATGAAAGAAAATGAATATGCAGGTATGCCTAAAGGATATAAGTCAGGTATACATCAAGGCCCAGCAGGTTCAGGGGGTGATATTAGATTGGAGTCAGTAGGTGCGACATCAATTTTAGCAGGAACAAACTCAGTAATTAATGCAAAAAATGGTGATGCAACTATCAAAGGTGCTAACAAAGTTAATATAGATGCTAGAAAAATAAACATAATGTCTTTAATTAAACCTGCTCCTTTAGGAGATCCAGACGTACTTGGTGGAATTACAATAGAAGCATTAGGAGGCCCATTAGGGTTATTAGGCACAACTGGGTTAAACTTAGTTGGTACAGCCGGCATAGGACTTACAGGTGTTCCTATTTTATTAAATTCTCCTCCGGGAATTGCAGGTATGCCACCAATGAAAGGAACCCCAGGTCCTTCATTAAAACCACTCACCATGCAAGACTTAACAGATCTATCCAGTACACCACCTGAGTATGATAGAGACGGTGCAAATATTTTGCCGGGAGGTGGTGTAAGAAAAGATGGCGCGACCATCAGCACTATTGTAACAGAATTACTCACAGCAGAACCTTATGCAGGACATTACAAATCAGATGCGGCCGCTGATGCTAATCAACTCGGAATGTCGGAAGACCTGGGTGCAGATACTGACCCAAGTGCCCAGCCTCCTGGAGATAGCAATGATCCATATGCAGGATATAAAGCAGAAGTTAAACAAATAATAAACGAAGTAATACAAAAAAGAATTCAAGACGATCAAGAAAAACTTGATGATTTGTTGGGTAATTTACCGTTTCCTATTCCTGGACTTGAAGCATTTAAACAACAGGCAGGTGATAAGGCAAATGAATTAATGAGTAATTTTAATGTGGCAGGTCTTAAAGGAAACCTGACTTCTTTGCTTAATTATGAAGAATATTTAAAGGGTTTAATTATGCCAAGTTTTAGTTTTGATATTCCAACAGTATCAGACTTACTTGCAGGTAAATTTGGGTACGCACTAGCACTTCCAGACTGGATGGCAGAAACAAAAGCAATGATTTTGGACGTCCAGAATAGACTTGTAGAGTTAGAAAAATACAGGCAAAACCCTGCCGCCGCCTTGGGTAATTTGGCAAATCAAGCAATAGGTGAAGTTGGAGGTGATTTAGGGTTAGACAACATGAACAATGTTGGAGATGTTAGCAAATTAGCAAATAATGTAATGCAACAAACTGGTTTAAATTCTGCACAATTAAATCAGAAAGTAAGTGATATTGCAAATAGTATTACTAAAGGAGGAAACGGATAATGGCAGGTACAAGTAAAATAGAAATTTTAGAAAAAGTTATAACAAAACTTGTTCAAAAAGGTATTACTCCTGTCTTTGATGGTCCCAGCATAATTTTAGTTGACGAAGCCGGCAATAAAATGGTAGATTTTACAAATGGTTTAGGTCCAGTTGGATCTGATTTAACAATGATGACTAAACTAGAAATAGGATATCAAACTGTTAGAAGTTTAGTAAGAACCAGAATAAGTGATAATCAAACATTAGCATTGGTAAGTTTCTGTAGTCACATAGGTAATGAAAATTTTGCTAATAGCGGTGTTTTAAGACTTATAAACGATGAAAATTATTCCTTTGTGCCTGGAGCACTCTTAAGATGGCGAATGGGTAATGCTGACCAAGGAGAACCTGCAGAAGTTAGGTTAGACTTTCAACACAGAAGAGAATTTGAATCAGAACTTTTTACTACTCCAGACATTGTTAAAATAGAGTTTAATATAGAAGGCAAGAACGAAGCAACCTGGAAACAACTCACTGCTATGTTAAGAAAAAGAAAACAAGAAGCAATGGGAACAATTCTAGAAGGCCAAGTGGTGGGTGACTATTTGGAATTCGGTGATTTGTCTGAACTTTTAAATTCTGGTATTGTATCTGATGACAGGATGTCACCAGATGATCCTTTGCCTGACTACAATCCTAAGGGTTAGATATTTTTTATTTCTTTTTTAAGATCTGCATTTTCAACAAGTAGTCTATATTTTTGCTCTTGCTCATCAGCAACTGCTTTTTCAAGCAATTCAATATGATTTCTAAGGTTATTATTTTCGTTGTTTTTTTCAACAAGCATAATTCTTAATTCTTCTTCTAATGTGTTATTTAATGTTGGGACTATAGCCATATTATTTCTCAAAAATTATTTTCTGTAATAGGTCTGTTACAGTATTATTTAACAAAACTTCACTATGACCTGCTTCTATTGTGATGTTTTGAGTGTTTTTAAAACCAGGGGGAGTTGCTCCTTGGCTATCACATGATATCATTCCATCGTTTGCCTTACCGCCTAAACCAGCAACTGGGTTAGAGCCACGAGTACATACAATGTTAGTATGCATACCATTAAATGATTTTTCCTGTAGTAATGATAAAACATCAGCACCTGGTCTAGTATTCTGAAATACTTTGCCTTTAAAAAACATTCCAAATATTCTTGCAACTGGTGTGCCTTCCCATGGTGTAGCAATAGTAACTAAATGTTTAACACGTCTTGGGTATACACTAGCATACCAACTTGCTATCAATCCGCCAAAACTATGGCCTACAAGTACAACAGGTTCTTTACCAAATTCTCTTTCTTTACGAATTCTTAGTATTTCTACTATATCAAAAGGGTCGTCCTCCATATCATATGCAGGAGCAAAAAACTTATGCTCGGGTAACTTTAAGGTAAAATAATTAAAGTTTTCTGGGCTGGCATTTGCTCCATGTAAGTAGATTGCACGATTCATATGGCTATTATATACTAAATTTCTACTTTGTCAAGCATTATAACTTGTTTTAATAAATATGATAAATAAAGGTATGGCAACAACATTCAAAGGATTTAGCACAGTTGATAATATCAGAGCACCCTATTCACTTTATGATGTTGAATTAGCAAAAAGAGATCTGTTAAACGAATTTTACACCAGAAAAGGTGAACGACTTATGAGACCTAATTTTGGTTCTATAATTTGGGACCTTTTAATGGAACCAGAAGATGAGTCCACAGAGCAATTAATTAAAGAAGATATAGAAAAAATTGTTTCAAAAGATCCCAGAGTTGAATTAAAAGATACTGTACTGTTTATTTCAGACCATACAATAAGAGCTGAAGTATTTTTAAACTATGTACAGACAAATACAGATGATATTTTGTATTTAGAATTTGTAAATAACAATAGTGGTAGCGAATAAAAATGGCATACTCAGAAAGACAAAATAACCTATTTGCTTCAGAAGACTGGAAAATTGCATATAAAGTATTTTCAAATATAGATTTTACATCTTATGATTTTAATACTTTGCGGTTATCGATGGTAAATTACATAAAAGCAAACTATCCAGAAAATTTTAATGACTACATTGAAAGTTCAGAATTTATTGCAATCATAGAATTGTTAGCATTTGTCTCACAATCTCTTGCATTTAGAATGGATTTAAACAGCAGAGAAAACTTCTTAGAAACTGCTGAAAGAAGAGATTCAGTATTTAAACTTGCAAGAATGCTTGGGTATTCACCAAGAAGAAGGATACCAGCATCAGGACTTGCAAAAATTACTTCTATATCAACCAATGAACCAATTACAGACAGTTTAGGTAATAATCTTGCAGGTAAACCAATTTTTTGGGCTGATGCAAATAATCCTGATGCATATGAACAATTTATTACAGTATTAAATAATACCCTTAGTACTTCTAATAGGTTTACGTCGCCTGCAAAGGATGGCACCGTTAGTGGAATAAAAACTGAAATTTATAGAATCTTAAAAACTATAGGATCTCCACTATCATTTGGATTTACTTCCGATGTTGGAGGAGATACTAAAAAGTTTGAAATTGTTGATGCTGATTTTTATGACCAAAGATATTTTTATGAAAGACATCCTGACCCAGTAAACAGTTTTGGAGTTATTTACAGAAATGATGGTAAGGGACAAAATAGTCCAGACTCAGGATTTTTTGTATTATTTAAACAGGGCGAATTAGGATACAGAGACTTTAATTTTACTGCACCTTTACCTAATAGAGTTCAAGACTTAGCGATTCCTAATGTTAATAATTCAGATTTATGGTTACAGGAAATTAGAACCTCAGGTTCTATTATAAACAAATGGACCAAAATTCCAAATGTTGTAGGGCAAACAGTTAATTTTAATGCCCAACAGGAAAATACTAGAAACTTATATGCCACAGAATCATTACCTAACGATGATGTTAGATTAAAATTTACAGACGGTAATTTTGGAAAGATACCCACAGGGCTATTTAGAGTTTACTATAGAACTAGTGATGGTGAAAACTATGCAATTAGACCATCTAATATGGCAAGTAGAAATGTTGTCATACCTTACGAAAACAAACAAGGCCAATCCTACAACTTAACAGTAACATTTAGTTTACAGAGTACTGTAAATAATGGATTACCTACCGAATCATTGTTTAATATTAAGAAAAATGCATCGCAGGTTTACTACACTCAAAACAGAATGGTAAGTGCCCAAGATTATAATGTTTTTCCTTTTAGCAGAAGCAGTAATATACAAAAACTAAAAGCAGTTAATAAAACACATGCAGGCCATAGTAGATATATTGATATAAATGATCCTACTGGAACTATTCAAAATATTGAATTATATGGCGATGATGGTTACTTATATAAAGAGTATAACGATTCATCATTTACAACAACTATAAGTCCTAATAATACAGCAAATAATTTTGTGGAAAATACATTACCAGAACTGTTAAAAAATCAGGGACTTAATAACTTTTTATACGAAACAGCAAGATCAGAATGGGTATCATATAAAAATAATTCCTTTGATTTAGAAACTTTAGATATTACATGGAGACCTTTACCTGTAGCAAATGAAGGCACCATAGGATATATGACAGAAACTAGTAGTGTAACTTCTGGTGGATCAGAATCTGTATTAACAAATACTTATTTAACATTTAAACAAATTCAAGAAAATAATTTTATTAAATGGGTGAACCCTAATGATGTTGCTGATTATAAATGGGTAAGAATTGTTCGTGAAGAAAATGCTGGACTTTTAACAAGTGGTTTAAGCACAGCCAAAGGACCTTGGACATTAAGTGCAAGTATACCTACTGGTTGGAAAGCTCATGAAATAATAGTAACACTTAGAAAAAAATTACAAGGTACAGAAATAATATCAGTTCAAAGCCAATTAGAAAACAAAAAAACATTTGGTTTGGGATATACACCAACTTATGTATCCAGCACTTTATTAGCAGATAGTTGGTATGTAATTGAAAACGAAAATTTAGATAAAACCTCAAACTATGATGCAATTGATACAGGTAAGACAACAGGTAATCCTATAGATAGTAGTTGGCTACTTTTATTTACATTTGTTCCTATAGATGAAAACTCATACAAATATGATATAAAGATCAGAGGTGAAAATTATGTCATTCAAAGTAATAGCGAAATAAAATTTTATAATATTAATAATGTAAAAGTTGTTGATACAAATAACAAATCCAATATGGATAAAATCAGCATTACTACTTTAAACAACAAACCAGGAAGCACAGAAAGATTTAGATGGTATAATAGTAATCCTAGTGTTGATAGTTTAAACGATTCCTGGTATAGTGAAGAAACTGGAGCATTTACATCTCCAGTATCTAGCTCATATAGTATAGGGATACCATTAAGATCAAGAGATACTAAATGGTATGATGTTGGGTTCCAATGGGAAAGTACTTTCGGTATTATGAGAGTACCAACAAATAATACACCAACAGATGTTATAAATTTAGACACTTTTGTAAATGATACCAAAGTAACAGTTAATACATATTTTGATGATGGTACTGCGGCCGCACTCACAAGTAACGTAACTATAGCAAATAACTTAGGCAGGATAAGTAAAATTCCTGGTAATATTACTATACCATTCACGAATACGACATTTGGATATAATATTATTAACAGTGAAGGTAATGTAATGTATAAACAGTACAATACAGGCACATTAACAACAGAGATTTTCCATGCTAACAGCACTGGAGTAACCCATAGTTTTGGTGTAGGCGGTGCTACACATAATGCAAGTTCACTGGGAAGACTTATTTTGTCAAATGTGGATGTTGCAACACAAACTGGAAATTTAATATATACAGATTTAGAAAACCAAAATTACTTAAATGCTACAGATAGTAGTGGGAAAATATTTTTAGACAAAATAGTAATAAGTTATGAAAACTTTAAAGACAGGTTAGATAAAAACATAGATTGGCATATTACTGGAACTTATAAACAACCAGACGGATATACAGATCCTTCTAAAGTTATAGTATCACCATATGATACTGATGATGATTTAGTGCCAGATAGACCACTACAATTTGCAGAATTTGTGGACTCTAATGATTTAGTATTTTTTGAACAATATGACGATTTCGATGGCTACACTTATGAAAAACCTTCTAAAGGAGAAATATTAGACTACAGAGGCGAAACTGTTTTAATTAGGGAAGACAACAACAATACATTAAGTCCAGATACATATAATAATCCTGTAACATTTACAAATACATCCTGGATTGTTGTAGATAATTATAATATGGTGACCTCTTACTTACAAAATGATACAACAAAATTATCTGGTGTTAAAGTATATGTTGTAGAAGAAGATAAAGTTTATATTATGACGCCTAACAGCACAAATGTAAGCCAAATAAGACCAGTACTTACATCTAAATATTCAGTTAAAAAAGGTAGAGGCGAAACCCAAAATACTTTACTTCCAGAAGCAACACCAATGGTTTTAAGATGGAACCATGTTGCTGATAAAGATGTCAGAGTAGACCCTAGCATTAGTAATGTTATAGAAATGACTATTTTAACAAAAACATATAATACTGAAATAGACCAATTTTTAAATGTGGCAGGCACACCTTTTCCTGTACCACCTTCATCACAACAATTAAGTACGCAATTTAATAATCTTAATGAATTTAAGAGTGCAAGTGATAGCATTATTTTTAAAAGTGCAAAATTTAAAAAATTATTTGGAAGTGATGCAGACGCAGAACTACAAGCAAAATTTAGAGTTGTTAAACTTAATGAAAATATAAGTGATAATGAAATTAAAACTAAAATAATTAAAACAATGAATACGTATTTCAATACTGCTAATTGGGACTTTGGCGAAACTTTTTACTTTACAGAACTAAGTTCATATATTCATACCCAGATGGCTGGAGAAATAGGTAGTATAGTAATATTGGCAAAAAATAATAATGCCCAATTTGGAGATCTTTTTAGTGTTAAACCAGAATCAAATGAACTTTTTATAAGCACAACAAAAGTTTCAGATATAGAAATTGTAAGTAAATTAACTAGAAATACAATATCAATAGAAGACACATCCAATGTGGTTGTGGCAAATGATGCAGTAGCATCGTCAGGTCCTTATGCTATTAACGGTTACTACCCATTATATGCTGATGAAGTTTTAGCAAATGCGGCTGGTACTGGTACTAGTCATATACATAGATTTTACGGACAAGTATTTTACATGCCAGATGGCTTAGTAATGAATAAAACAATGTTCCATGGTAATTATACAGGTACTATAGATAATAGTAGTAGTACAGATTCTAGCTCAAGTGGAAGTAGTTCAAGTGGAAGTGGATATTAATGGCTGATAAACTTTATAAAAAGTTACCAGAAGTATTGCAGACTACTGCTGTAAAGAATTTCTTTGACAGTACTGTAGAGCAACTGTTTAGTCCTGCTAATGTAGAAACAATAAATGGATTTATTGGTAAACAGGATAGCGACCAGCATAATGTTTTAGGGACATTTATTAGAGAATCCACTGCAACTAGACATCACTATAGTTTAACACCTGCAATTAATACAATTAACGCAAATACAGGTTTAAGTGAAAATTTTATTTTTTATGATGAGTTAGTAGATAACCTAAAAGTAAATGGTGTAAGCACATCTAATCATAACAGGCTTTTTAGTACAAACTATTCCTCTTTTTTACCACCAATAGATATTGATAAATTTATAAATTATCAGGAATATTTTTGGAGTAATAATGATTTAAGAGCAATTACCGTATCTGGTTCATTAACTAGTCCTATAGATATAGATACTGATATAATAGGAAAAAAATCATTTGTATCTGCTAACAATGTAACATTGAAAAATGGCATGGTTATAAACTTTTCAGGTGAATTTGTAATACCATCAAACAGATCAGGCATAGACTATTATGTTGACGGTGTTGGTACTTCTATACGTCTTATCCCTAGAAACCAAAATGTAGCATCAGGATATGCTACTGCTGTTTTAACTACATGGGATAATACTATTTTTACAGAATTAGATAGTAATGTAAAACATACAGCAGGAAATATCACAAGTGTAAATATTGATAATCCCGGTATAGGATATTTAGAACCAGTTATATCTTTTACTGGTGCGAACACAACTTTAGCAACTGCAACAGCAAATTCTAATATAAGTGGTAGTATTACTGATGTTACTGTTACTGGAAATGGTACTGGATATAGTGCTCCTATAGGAATAACAATCTCTGGTACTGAAGTATTTACAACACTTAATGTTGCAAATACAATGGTGTCGTTCTACAATGCAGATAAAAGTACTAAAAGATATTCATACAATAAAATTGCACTAGACGATAGTAGCAATATTTTTATTGGCCAAAATGTTTTAATAAGTGGTACAGATAATACAACTGTAGAAAGTTTAACAAATACATCTATTGTGTCTATTGAAAATATTTCAAACAGTTTTGATTCAAGCAGGACTCCAGGCACATATACAACTTCTGGTAGCACTAGTGGTAGTGGTTCAGGACAGAATTTTAGAATAACTGTTTTTGATGAAACAGAAATACAAAATATTGTAAACATAGACGACCAAAAACCCACATGGAGTGGAAACGCAACAGTGGTTACGGCCAGAACAAATCTTACTAAAACAGGTTTAAATGCTACAGGTGGTTCAGGCACAGGAGCAACATTTGATGTTGTATATGACGGAAGTCAAAATGTTACAGTTAGTATTAATAATGCTGGTAGTGGATATCGTAGAGCAGACTTACTCACAATAGCAGGTAATAACATAGACGGTGTAAGTGGTCCAAACTTAACATTTAATGTTTTTGAAATAGAAAAACCTCAAGGCATACATGAAGTAGGAAATATTACACTTAGTAACGCATCAATTTCAGATACATCATTTGTTGTGGACATGTTGGATGTACCCACAGCAGGAAACATAGCAACATCAGGTTCAGGAGATGACGCAATATTTAATGTGGCTATAAGTTCAGGTTCCGTTAGTGTTGATATATTAGATGGTGGTATAGACTTTTCTGAAGGAGATACTTTTACAATATATGGTAATCTTTTTGGAAGTGCAAACTCAGATACAATTACATTTACAATAGATAATGTTTTAGAGCCTGGTGATAGTTTTATTGAATTAATAAATGGTGGTACAGGACATGCTGTTGGCGATACAATTACAATCACAGATGCACAACTGGGCTCCGGTGGTGGATCAGATTTAACATTTGATATTGCTAGAGAAGGTGACATATTAACAGTTTCTGAAGAAGTATTGTTAAATCAAGGTTCTAATTTAAGTCTAAAATTTAACGGCACAGGGTTTATAGCCACAGTCAGAACAGACATGTACTCCTTTACATCCAATGCCAGTGGTACATTCACTTCTGGTATTTCGGATATGGCAATTAGTGGTGTAGACCCAAACACAGGAGACTATTATTTAGGTGGTGCTCCTGACAGCTCAACTGATTATGGTTGGGATCTCGATAATGATGGAGATGGAGACGGTGATGCTGTTTGGGGTGGTAGAACATCTCAAGGAAATCCAGATTATAATGTTTTAAAAAGAGGCTCTGTAAACAGAAATATCTGGAGTAGGGTAAATTTTTGGCATCATAAACAAAATTATATTGATGCTGGAATGGACGTTCCTTCAAAAGAATATAGAGCAAAAAGACCAATTATAGAATTTGACCATGATATAGAACTATATAACCATGGTAAAAAATTTATTGGTGAGGTTTTAGTAGTTGAACCGGTAAGACAAAAATCAGACATCGAAGGACAAGCAGTAAGTATATTAATTGATGGTTCACCATTACCTGTTGGCGGTACTATTATTTTTCCAAATGAAACAGCAACTATTTCTAAATACATTTATAAAGTAAGTCACTCTAACGCAAGTATATCGTTATCAAGAGTTGCAAATTTAAATGAAAATCCTGTAAATGCAGTAGATGGTGATGCAGATTTTGTTGCTCTAGAGTTTACTGAGGGAGATGTAGTAAACATTAAAGCAGGTGAGCAAAACATAGGTTCTGAATGGTATTGGAAAGATAATATTTTACAAAAAGCTCAACAAAAATTAAACTTACATCAAGCACCATTATTTAATATATACAATGATGAAGGAAACTTTTTAGGTGATACAGATACGTATACAAATACAGATTTTGTAGGAAACAAAATATTTAATTACAAAATTGGTAGCGGTGCAAAAGACACTATTTTAAATACTAGTTTATCCTTTAAGCAGTATTATAACTCTAGTGAAATACAATTTGAAAATTTTCTAGAAACAGAAAATGTAAAATACTTAAAAGATAATATCAGCACTACTGTACCAGGATATTATTATTATAAAAAAGATAAAACATCACCGGAATTCCATAATTTATGGAAGGAAGGCCAAAATAAGTCAAAACAAAACATTAATACTTTTTATTATATAGATAGATTTAATCTTGATAATAAAGACTTAAATTATTTTATTGGTTGTGAACCTAAAGTAAATAATAATTATCCATCAGGCTATGAAATTACTGTAAAAATTAATGACAAAATTGTATCAAATTATGCGTATACACAAAAAGGCTTAATAAAATTTGACAGTTTTGATTTTAAACAGGATGACGTGATAGAAATATCTGCTTACACAGATAATAACATCATTTCAGAAAGGACAATAAGTAAATATGAGTTACCATTATCTTGGGATCATAATACGCAAAAATTTGATATTGAAAATATTTCTAAACCTGAATTTTTAGAACATTTTTCTAACTATGTAAAAAATACATCTGGACTTATAGGCGAGTCTCTAGGTTCAAATAATTTTAAAGATCTATCAACCAATCCATCTGATGCTTTAGACATTGTTAAAACAGATGAAGACCTAATTTTAGGATCTTTTCTTTTAAATGATAGTTCATATAATTTACAAGATGCTATAAATTTTTGTCATAAAGAATATGTGGCGTACAAAAATAGATTAATTTCAGAAATACAAAAATATTTTAATAGTACTGATACTAGTGATTTAACAAACGAATTTATTCTAGATAAAGTTTTACAAAATGTAATATCATTTAGTGTAGGTAAAGATGTGTTCCAAAGAACATATACTATACCGTTTGGTGACAACTATGTTACTGAAGAAAAAATTATTAATACACTAAATGACACCAGTTTCACCCCAACAAAATATATAGATCTTAGTAAGATAGAAAATAGTATATTAGTTTATAAAGTGACAGGCACACAGACTGATCTACTTGAAATAGACAAAGATTATACTATAAGTTCTACAACAACAAGTAATACATTTACTCCAACATCTAGTTTAAATTTACAATTAGCAGACAGGCTAATATTTAAAATATATGATAAAGAACGTGATAGTGCTGAATGCCCTGCAACGCCTAGTGTGTTGGGACTATATCCTTTAACACAACCGGTTATAGAAACAGATAATAGTTTTCAAACACCTATTGAGGTTGTAATAGGCCATGATGGTAGTAAAACACCTACTGTAGGAAATAAACTGGATGAGATATTACTAGAATTTGAAACCAGAATATATAATAGTGCTAAAAAAGAATTTAGAGATGCAAATAGTTTACCAGAACTAAATGTGTTTAGTGTAAGAGCAGGTAAATTTAGAGATACCAACTTCACAAACAATGAATGGTATGACTTAATGCGTACTAATTTTAATACTTGGAATATTAAAAATAATACTGACTTTGTAACAAATGAGTTTTATGACAGTAATAATGAATGGACATGGAATTATAGATCTGCATCGGCTATACCAGGACATTGGAGAGGTTGGTACGAATATTATTACGATACTGTAAGGCCTAATACTAATCCATGGGAAATGTTAGGGTTTACTGAAAAACCTACTTGGTGGGACACTCAGTACATAACAACTACATATACAGATTACAGCAGTAACAATACTCCTATGTGGGAAGATTTAGAACTTGGATTAATTAGGCAAGGCCCTAGAGAAAATCTAAGTGGTAATGAATATAAAGATTTAGAAAATAATCCATGTGCTAGACCTGGTTTGAAAGATGTTTTACCAGTAGACAGCAGTGGTAATCTAAAATCTCCTTATGATATTGACAGCACTGGTGCTACAACCATTACTAAAACATATAATGAAACCGTTTCTAACACTAGTTTAGATTATAAAACCACTAGTTACTTAGTAACTGACGGTTTAAGTGTTTATTTTGATAGTTCTAATGTTTATGTAAGTAGTAAAAATATTTCAAATTACAGTATAGACAAAATTGGGACACTTGCTGGAGAACAGCCAATAAAATCAATTACATCAGCATACAGCATACCACAAGTAAATTTAAATTCAATTACCTTATCTAATACCAGTATGCAAAATGGCGCAACAGGTGTTTTGACTAATGGACAGCCTATTTATAACCCTTCTAATGCAACATCGTTTGAGGGTGATGGTAACTGGACATATAATGCAGGATTTTTAGAGAAACAGGCAAGAGAAGAGGGTATAATTGCTCATACTGACAATAACGGGCTTGTTCATACACATGTTCCTACAGTGGAAATGAGTAACACAGAAGTGTGGGGTAATAGCACTACACACTCTGGTATTGTTGGCTGGGCATTTGATGGATTACCAATTTATGGACCATATGGTTACAGTTCATATCATGCAAATGGTAGTGTAAATGATAATAGCATTACAAATGTAAAAAGCAGTTTTGAACTAAAGCCTGGTTCAAGAAGTAGCCACCCAGGAGGTACTCACACAGGATTATTCCTTGAAGACTATCAGTATAGTGCTAGTTTGGCCTCACAGAACGGCACAGCAGGTAAATTTAATACAAGATATGGTACTACACCTGAATCTCCAAGCACACCTATTAGATTTTATGTCACTACAATAGACGATAATGGTGAACCTATGTTCCCTTATGCTGTTGGTGGCGGTACCAAAACAGATAATACCTATAATGGCGAGTATTATGCTACACCTCAAGACCTAAGTAACAATAGAAAAGGTATAGCACCAACACCTTCCAGTGTAACCACTGCAATTAGAAGTACTTATACAGAAACACAAACAAATGATGGCAGTATAAACGAAATATGGAGATTTGGAGATGGTGCACCAGTAGAAAATGCTTGGAAATATAGTTCATCGTACCCATTTGCAGTAGTATTAGCATTATTTTTATCCAAACCAGGAAAATTTGCTAGAGCATTTGCAGACCCAACTGCTTTAATTAACACAAAATTAGGTCCTAAATCTTTTAGGGTAGAAAAAAGTTCTAGAAAAACATGGAACTACAAAAACCAAGACCATTTTAAAATTCATGGCACATATGATGAGAATAGAAACTTTATTACTAATATAGGGTACTCGCAATTTATTAGATCTTGGCTAAAATTCCAAAACTATGATGTTACAACTAATTTTAAAGATGTACTTACTACATTAAATACTAAAATATCACATAGAATGGCTGGATTTGTTGATGGTGATACTGCTACAGTAAAAACAGACCAATTTAGTACAACAGGTAATGCTTCTAGCATTATAATACCTGTAGAAAACAGACAATTAAGTATTCATGACAGTGGAAACAAGACAAGAAATAATTATACAGGTGTAATTATTGAAAAAACTTTAAACGGATACAAAGTTAAAGGGTATGACCCAACATTATTATATTTTAACATACTTGAAAGTGACAAAACGCAAGAAAAACAATCCATTACTAGGGGTGGTAAGCCAGTATCGTATACAAATTGGCAATCTAACAAATATTATCCACTAGGTACAATAGTAAACTATTTAGGTGCTTATTATAAAGCAAAAATTAATGTTCCTGAAAATAGTTCTTTTGTTTCTAGTCAGTGGGACCGATTACCCTCACTACCACAAGAAGGCGGAGCAACTGGAATAATTTATAATAGGTCTACAGGGATAGAAAAACGTGTAGATTACGGAAAAGAGTATACTTCAGATCAAGATGTTTTTGATCTACTTGTTAGCATAGGAAGATACCAAAAATCTATTGGATATGATTTTGGTGACTATGATGAATCTATTAATAGTGTCAAAGACTGGGTTTATGCGGCGGAACAATTCTTATTCTGGGTCACAGGCGGTTGGGAAATAGGAAACACGTTAGAACTTTCACCTTGTGCAGGTAGAATTATATTCTCTAAAGAACAAGAAGCAATTTCAGAGATTAAAAGGTTAGATAGAGGTCAATTTAGTATTTTAGACCAAGATAGTTCTGTTATAGACCCTAAAGAATGCGATATTATAAGAGAAGGCAATAATTTTGAAATACGTCCTCCAGTAGGAAAACAAATTTTTAGTATAACACTTTTTACAAAGCAAATAGAACATATTTTAAGTATAGATAATATATCAGACTTTAATGATACTTATTATAATGACTTAATAAATCAAAGAATTAGACGTATAAAAATTAAAGGTAGAAGAACATTAGGCTGGGAAGGACGTCTTAGTTCAGAAGGATTTATTATTGATGGTCCTGAATTACAACCTAACCTGGATAATATTACAGCCACAATGGCAAATTATCATAATATTGGTTTTATACCAGTAGATAAACAAATATACAATGCATCAAGAAGTTTAATAGGTTTTTCAAACAAAAAATACTTAACAGAACTAGGTATAGACGATGACGATCAAGTAGAATTTTACAAAGGAATGATCCAATCTAAAGGTACCCTTAACTCTATAAGTAAAATTTTAAACAGTAATGCTATTGTTCAAGGAAATGTAAACATTTATGATGAATGGGCTCTAAAAGCAGGCTCGTTTGGTGATCTAGACAATAATCAAAGTATAGAACTTAAACTATCAAAACAAGATATTGTACAGGATCCGCAACTGTTCACATTAGAATTTCCAGAAGATATAACTGGATTAGTAAAAGAAATAGTAATTACAGAAAGAAATGCCAGTTATTATGAAACACCATTAATAGAATTAGGTGTTCCAAGTACATCGCCTAAAAAACAAGCAACAGCAGTAGCGACATTAAGCTCTGATGGCACAATAAACAGTATAAGTATTACAGAGCCTGGTTCAGGATATGTGCAAGAAAATACTACTCTAACAGTTTTAGCATCTAATCTAAATGTTACTAGTAATACATATACATTTAATTATGTGTCTGCTGTAAGCACAGGTTTATTCCCACAGGCAAACACAACAGGTATTGCTAATATAACAATAATAGACCATTTTGCTAGTAACACATCTGCACAAACTATAGATTTAAGTAGTGCAACAGAAGTAGCAAATGTTGTAACAGCAATTAATAGTCAAGGTGTTACGAATGCTAATATAGTTGCTACATCAATAGAAACATATAATGCAAGTTCAAATACTAGCAGTTTTGTATTACAGATTACAGGTTCAGATTTTAGTTTAGGTGGTTCAGGACTAGCAAATTTAAATTTAGCAACACAAAGGTATCAACCTAGACAAAGATTTGGCTTTACTATTGCTAATAACACTACAGTTGACAACGTTATTGTATCAGTAGACAGTACAGTAGTTCCAAGAGTTGAAGGAAACGTAACTTATTGGGAATACGATGCTGGAGACAGATTTGGTACAACTACATCAACATTAACAACCAGTGGAACATATGATGTGAACATAGCATCTTTAACTGGAATGATAAATTCTAGCAGTATTCTTGCAAACGAAAACACAGCTCTAGTTGAAGGAATTTATCCATATGTTGATGTTTATGTAAATGGTACAAAACTAGAAAATACAGTAGACCAAAATCAATATTCAATACCTAATAACACTACTGTACGAATTTTAGATGTAACTAATTTAGAAGAAGGTAATATTGCTCCTAATTCCAACATTTATATTGTGGAAAAAGCAACTATAGACTTTACTGATGACTATCAGGGAGATGTCCCAGCAAGTAATTTAAGTATTAAAGTTCAAAGTAATGAAGGTTTTAGTGTACAAATAGCAAGTAAAAGAATTTATGATATTACACCTGATATAAAAAATGATGAAATTATTACTATAGATATAGATGATAAACACAGGTTCCTAAAAAAACCTGCAGGTATAAGAACAAACGAAATTTGGCCATTAGTATCTAATGTAGACTATACAGGAGTAAAAGATACAGACTTTACAAAAATACCAAATGCAGGTTACGTAGACAGAAGACATGTAAATTATCAGAGCTTCGGTGTAATTGACATGCCAGCTCTATTTGGGCCGGACAGAGTATACAAGCCTAGTAAAAATGAATTAATTCATATAGCCAAAAGTGATAACGATGATTGGAATGTCTACAAACTCAGAGAACCAAAAGATTTAGGCGTAACTTTTGTAGAACAAGACGGTACTCCAGGAGCATATTTATATACTACTGCTGACTTATTTGATTATGTTGATAGTAACCAATTACAACAAACAGATTTATCTAGATTCCTTGATTATACTCTCGTATTAAAACAAGCAAGAACATCAGAAGATGTAGTATTATGGACTAACCAAGAAGTTGTTGATAAAAAGTCTGCACTTATAAGAGACTTTGGTGCTATAACAATGCTACAAGCAAACATAGATACTATAGGTGTAGGTGCGTCTTCACCTTTTTATAATAACTTTAGTAATATTTCTCCAGCAACAAGAGCTAAAATAGTTGGAGATGTTATACAAGCAGATGCTAATGGCACAGTAACTATGACAGCAAATGGTGGTAGCACTATACAAAACGGTGACAAACTATTACTTATAGACCCGTTGCATACTGAGGTTACACACTCTGCAAATAGTTTATTACATTCAGATACAGCGAATGCTACATCTGGAAGTGCTAATGCAATTTTTGATAGTAAAATAACTATTACAGCAAGTGACCCAGCAAACGTTAATAATATTGTGAGTAATATCACAATGATTGATTTATCGTTCTCAGGTAGTAACGTTGGTGACTTTACAGTTGATGAGGTTACTGATATTAGGTATACAGCAAGTAATGTTGATTACGTGGCTGGTACATTTGACATACAGACAGACGACACAGTATTCCAATCTTATTTTGGTAATATAGCAAATACAACTATTACTGGTGTAACAAATTCATTAACAAGTATAGAATTTACAGTTCATGAACACAGTAACGTACATTTACAGACTGTGACAGCAAGTAACGTAAATTTAAACAACGGTACTTATACGTTTAATCAGAGTAATGTTACTGCTAATGCAAGTAACATAGTAGGTAGACTACTTACAAAATGTGAACTTACTGTTCTTGACCATGGTTTTTATACAGGTGAAATTGTTAAAGTACTATCAAACAACATAAGAGGATATTACCAAGTTGAATCAGCAACGCAAGATGCATTTGTAATTAATGCACCGTATCATGCAAATCTAGATGTAACAGGACAAGTGTTGTCTAGAGGTTTACATATTAAAACTTCTGAACCGCATAACTTACCAGTGGGCTACAATGGTAAACGTGTAATGATACACCAATCACAAAATCCATATTACAACCAAACATTTAACGTAGGATATGTAAAAAACGATACAGAAATTATAGTTGAAGATGTATTTGCCTGGAATGCCACAGAAGATGATGTATCACCAACCTTTAATGCAACTGTAAATGGTGCAGTTGTAGATTCAAATTCAGTAAAACTCACTAGCCCACCAATAGAAATTGGCAGAAGATTTATTGTAACAGGAACAGGTATTACAGAAAGAGTTAGAGTAACTGACATCAGTAAAATGAATGTTACTGGTGTTATTAAATTAGATAAAAAAGTTACATTAGATGATAGTACTGTATTGTCATTTGAAAAAGAATGTGTACTTACAACTTTAGACCATGACGTAATAAAATTAAATAATACAAGTTTCAGAATAGATGACATAACAACACCGCAAGGTATTGTGGAATCTTTAAACAATACTCAGGCCGTAAAAGCAGGATTGGTAAACAAAAAAGGTAATACATTTGGTTTAGGTATACCAATGCTGAAAAAACCATACTTACCTGATGGTACTCCATACAGAGCATATGCAGGTAAAACACCTTACGTAAGAAATGAAGAAGTAGACGCAAACTTATCCGCTGGTATGGATAAAATGGGACATATTAAGATTAAAAATCCACAAAATGCAGGATACAAACCATTTAATAAAGGCGCAGTAACAAGTTATATAGATCGTGGAACTGGATTCGAAGTCGACACTTCTCAAGGATTCGGAAATAGATCCCCATATGATAATTACGTGGCTAATCCACAATACTTTGGTACTGGTGGTAACGTAGTAGACGGTCCTGATGTAAATGTGGGACAAACGTATAGTAATCAGGGACCTATTAATAATGGTGTAATAGATGTTCCAGTGTACACACCTAAAATTAACCAAAATATAGCACTAAACGATAATGGTCCAGGTACTCCAATATTTACAGGACAGGCTCTACAGGGTGCTCCAGAAAAACGTTGTGGACCAGATGCATGTGCCTCAACAAACAGAGCAGGAAGAGGAATACCACATTCTGTAATTAAAAATAACGGACCTATTACCTGGAATTCACAAAACTGTGGTATAGAAAGTACAGGAACAATATCAGTATCGGGTACAGTAACAGGAACAGGCCATGGAAAAAGAAGTTGGACTAGTGGCTATTCAGGTTATTATGGCCCTACAGGACAAACAGGTGGTACAGCTCTAGACTTTAGGAAAAGAGCTATTGCTGGTGCTCTTACATGGTCAGATAATGGTAGTACTCAGAGTTTCCAGGTACCATTTAAAGTAACAGAAAATGGTAAAATTTATGTACATGGTTATCAATCTGGTAAGGGTTTATTTGGTACTCATGGAGGACGAGATACAACTTTTATCTCAGTAAGTGTAGTATCAGGTAATGCGACTATAGTAGGGTCGGGCACAGTAAAATGTAAGTATATGGGCGAAGGGTATCAACCTGCAAGTGGTGTAGGTGGTGTCATAGAAGTAGACATGTTAGCAGACTCAGAAATTTTAATCACAGGCACATGTAAAGGTGGAAGTAATCACTGGCATGGTTGTGAGATGCATGTATCAGGAAAAAGAGATGGTCTTAATAAACAAAGTGAAAGAATTGTTGTAGGAGAAAACAATACAAGTACACAAACAGGTACACAATCAGGTAATGGTGATTATGTAATATTTGACTACACTGATAAAATGGGACCGAATAAAACAGAAGAATTTTTATTCGAATCACCTGGTTCAGGCACAGCAACAATACTATTCAATAATTATAGTGGTTCAGATGGTATTCAGGTATTCAGTGGCCCTAGTAAAGGCTCAGAAAATAATTTAGTTATAGAGTCAACATGGGGTAACCTGAGAAGACTTACTGACAATGAAAGACAAGAATTAAGAAATAAATTTGTGGTTTCAAGCACAGGTGCTTCATCATCCAATTATGCAAAAACAAATTACGATCAATATGCTACCAAACAGAATGTTAAACCAAAGTCACCGCTGACTGGTCAAAAAATAGGTGTAGTTCATGCAGGTGCTATGGACTTTGATATACCTGCAGGTTCAGATAGATATATTAAAGTAGTAATACCAAAAGCAAGTTATGTATTTGATCATATTATTAAATTGCCTAATGCAACACCTCCACCAGACGACCCAGCAACGGATCCAAACCCAACAGTACCATGCGGACAACAAACAAGCATGCCAACCGGTAATAATTCTAGCAGTGGTGGAAGTAGTAGTACTGGCCCCGGTGCAAATACATCTGGAACAGGAGCAAGTACAAGTAGCAATAATACAGGAACAACAACATCAGGAACTAATCCAAGTGGCGCATCAGGTGGTGCCGGTGGCGGTGGTGGCGGTGGTGGCGGTTATCAATATACTAAAAATTACGGAAATCCAATAAAAGCCGCCGTACGAGCATTTAACAGTTTAAGTAATAAACAAAAAATAACTCCTAAATGGAATTATCCAACTATAGCACAAACTTCTGGATTTTATAGATCACCAATGGCAGGAATGAGTTTTATTCCAAGCATTTACAGAAAAAAAGTTAAAATGGTTGCAGGTACAGGGTATGGTTTACCTATATCATTAACAAGTGGTAGATATGTAAATAACCAGGTACAGAAAATCAGTGGCGGTTTTGTAGTGCCATTAGCACAAAGGCTTACTAAAAATATTCCACTTAAAGCAAGACCATTAAGAAATTTAGATGCCGCAGAGTATCCTTATTATAATGTACTAGATGCAAATAAATCAGCATTTGAAAAAGGTGGTATGTTCTATGATTGGAATCCTAAAAAAATTAGAGGCGACTACAAATTAGATGATGGTACGTTCTTAGATATTACTGGTGCAACATTAACTGGTGCAGATGTTGGATTAGGGTTAGGTAATTTATTATATTACTCAAATCCATATAATGGCACAGGAGTAGGCGGAGATACACCGGTTGACACAATGCCGGTAACGCCCCCAGAAGAATTGGCTGAAGGACCAATTGAGTTAAATGATGACGACGTAATTTGGAACCCTAACTTTCAGATCACATTACAGCCAAAAATTAATGGTAATGTAGCAGGACCTAAAATTATTGTACCACTTTACAAACCAGTTCCAGGCCATACAATTGATACCAGTAACTTATCTGGGTTAAATCCAGAAGACACATTTAGTATTAATGGCAGAACGGTAGGACCTTTTAAAGGAACCAGTCCAGATGCAATATTAAAAGCAATTAATTGTGTGGATGCCACAGGATTTGAAGCAACGCCATTAAGCAATGATTTAATCAGAATTAGTAGTTGTAGTAATGTACCTCTTACAATTAAAGAAGGTTGTTCAGGTGGCTTATATAAAGAAGTTTTAGACTTTCATATTAATAGAGCATTTGTCTCACAAGAAATAAGTAACACATCCACAGTGGCCGCAACCACAAACATATTAGATGCAAATGGTTCAGTTGTAGATACTGCTGTAAGTTATGCTCATTTAGATGTTTCAGGTGGTGTAGTTGGATATTCAAATGTAAGTGCAGGACAAGGTTATGTATCATCAAGTAATGTTGTACAAACTGGTGGTAGTGGATACTCAGTTGGAGACAGATTAAGAGTAGTTGGTGGTACACCTATAAAAGATCCTTTTACTGGTGTCAAAGAGATATGTATTAAAAATTCTGGAGCCGGTTACAGTTTACCAGAAAATATTATTGTAACAATAGGAGATGGCTCTACACCAGGTAGAAACGCATTAGTAAAAAATGTAGTATTTGATAAAAACAACGGTATTAAAAAAGTAAACCTATATTCAGGTGGTGAAGAATTTGATGTAAACAGACCGCCAAAAGTTACAATTATAGACACAGGTTCTATACCACAGCCACAAGATTATGCAAATACTCTTCAGAGAGGCGATTTTGTAAAATACACAGAATTTGAAATAAGTAACATAGACTCAATAGGTACTGTGGCAAGTAGTATTCCAGTAGGAAACACAATTATAACAGAGGCTGATAGCGGAGTTACTGTATCTGCAAACGCCAATAATATTGATGGTGTAAATGCCCGACTAAAAATTATTGTAACACAAACTGATGCAGGTGTCAAGTCTGCCACAGTAGAAGTTAAAAAAGGTGGAAGACATTGGTACATAGGACAAACATTTACAATAAGACCTGATGTACTTGGTGGTACATCTAGTGATACTCCATTAACATTCCAGGTTGGCAATGTAAATCCATTATTACTAAAGTATGCTCAACTTAATCAAGACTCAGCCGGTATAGATACATTAGGTGATGCTCTAAGAGAAGGAATACTAACATTTAAGTCCGGATTCCTACAACCTCAACAAGCAGAATTAGAAGCAGTATTAGATAATAAGCCAGGCGGAAGAGTGCCTAGAGTTGCTAAATTTGAAGTTACAAGTGTTGACTACTATGGAACAGTTACAAGTGTTAAAATTTTAGACAGAGGTATATATAAAGTATTCCCAAGTGATCTGACAAATGGTCTCCCATTAGAATACGACCACATACTACTGGGCGATGAAGCAGGTTTTAACGATGACGGTACAGAATATGTTGGTGGATCAGGTTTAGGACAATTTGATCCTATAACACTAGACGCATTAAGTTCCCCAGGTGGTTATGATCCAATAAACAATCTGCTTTTAGGTGGTGCTGGTGCTAAAATTTTCCTAACAGCCAGTGAGATACCAGATTGCTCACAACCAGGTAGTGCCAAAAGAGCATTGGGTTTACCAGATGTTATTGCAGATATTGATGCCGTTGCAGATTTTGGGTCTGCTATACAGGGTGCTATTGGAAACGCAGGTTATGGCCCAGATGATTTTAATATAGATATTAATCCCATAAACGATTTAATTTCACAAATAGATCTTTCCAGCCCAATATATGACGGGATAGAGATAGGCGAAACAACTCCTGGGGTATTAGATTCATTAGGTTTACCTCCAGGTGATTATAACATTGCATCACTTTGTGTACATGCAGTTGTAGAAACAAAATTAAAAGAAGAAAACCAAGTTGTTGCAAACAGATTGAATCAACTGGTAGATGATCTAGGTTTAGGTTTAGATACATCTGGACCTATAGATGTAATTAAATTACTTTGTGTTGATACTATTGGAAGTGGTGATGACGATAATGGACAAGACGGTATCAGTATATTTGGTGATGGAGACGTTGAGTTCCTAAGAGATTTGTTCCAGTACGAATTAAGAAGTCTTACAGGAGATCCTGTAAGGTTACTTTCTTCTGGAGTATCACAAGAAGCAGATATACTTTATTTAGAAAGTCAAAGATTTAGTGGAAATGCACAAATAAGTTCTGCAAATACAAATTACCCTGAAATATCAAGTAACATTAGCTCATATGCAAATATCTGGATAGATAATTATAACGATACTGGTAAGTGGGCATATTTAGAAAATAGTACTATTATATCACAACAAGAAGATTTAACTGATACTAGATTTATAAACAAAATTATTACCTATAATGATGAATCAGGAATTAAACAAAACGATATACATTTATTTGATCCGTTCAAAGGTATATTACCTGGATTTATAGAAAACGAAATCCATTTTATAGGTGAAAATGACCCTGTAGTTTATGATACTGCAAGAAGTAATTTTTGTGATGATAAAATGATAGGTAAAGTTTGGTGGGATACTAGCACAATTAGATATAATTGGTATGAACAAGGTACAGCAAGAGATAGATGGCAAAATTGGGGTAGCACATTCCCTGGAAGTAATGTATCAATTTATGAATGGGTTAAATCAGACCTACCACCTGCATCTTGGACTTTGAGTGGAACACCAAGGTCACAATTTATAACAAAAACAGAGATTAATCCGAGTACAAATAAAGTTGTTACATATTACTATTTTTGGGTAAGAAATTATAAAACTTTACTAGATTTTGTTAGAGAAGAACAGGGAAGAAATTTTACAGCATTCGACTTAGCAAAATATATAGCCGATCCTGTAGGTTACGGTTTAAATCTTATAAGTTTTATAAATGATAAATCATTTGTTATGAGTAATATAGCACATATATTAGATGATGATAATGATAACCTACAAATTAATTTTAGCAGAAATAAAAATCCAAATGGTAAGAAGCACGACTCATGGTTACTAGCCAGACAAGGTGATAATAATAGCAAAATACCTGAAGATTTGTCACAAAAATTAATAGATAGTTTATGTGGATATGATGCACAGGGACAGGCAGTACCAGACAGAAATTTAAGTAATGTACAAAAATATGGTTCCTCATTTAGACCAAGACAGACATTCTTTAAGAATGTAAAAGATGCTAGAAAAGTAGCATTAGATTTCATAAATGACCTGTTTAAATCACTAAAAATGAATACAGAATATCAAGATTGGGATAATGATTTAGTAAGTTCTAGAAACTATATATCAGTTGAAAATTGGTATGCTAAAAAATCAGTAGACCAAATTACTAATCTTCCAGAATATTATGATGATTCATATAAGCCTGTATACAGAGTTAATAGTGTAACAGAATTTAATACTCTATCAAATATTAGAGACGGTGTTGTAGTTCAAGTAAAAGGAAGTGATACTGACCGATCAAGACTCTTTGTGTACAACGGCAATCTCAGAACATTTAAACTTATTAGTGTAGAAAATGAAATAATTCAATTAAAGGATGGTATATTTAATGATAACACAAATACAAGTCTAGATAAAGAATTAAGAAGTGTGTTACAGACAATAAAAGACAATAAGTTTAATAATGCTTCTCATTGGAACAAACTATTCTTCTTAATGCTGGAATATGCATACGGTGAGCATAGTGGATTAGATTGGGCGTTCAAAACAAGTTATGTTTTTGTAGAAAAAGAAGAAACAGACTTAATTAAGTTTGCTGGGTTTAAGCCTGATAATTTTGAGAAAGTTCTTGAATATATGAATGAAGTTAAACCTTATTCTAGCAAAATTAGAGAATATAAAGATGGTAAAAATCCTCCTTTAGAATATATTAAAGATCAAATGATCAGTGATTACGATAAACCGCCTTATGCCGATTTTGCACAAGGTACTATCAGAATTTTAGATGAAAATGTAGATGCAGATTATAAATTTATGGCAAACACAGCCGATTATGTTAAGTACCATAGTATAGCAAACAAAAACGAATCACCAATTAGGCAAACAAAAACAAGCATTGTGTTTGATAGAACAAACTGGCAACCAACACAATTCCAGTGGAACCCTAGTACTGAAAGTGCAAACAGCAGTATAGCAACTAATATTGCGTGGATAAAATCAGCAAGTAACTCAGATGTAAGCGGTAACTCCAATGTCAGATCTATAGATAGAATAATTAAATTTGATACCGATGTTAGTAATAAATTTACAAATGAGATGGAAATATACTTAACAGATCAGGGCTATGTTGCAGGTTCTAGTGCAAATACTACTTTAATAAGTAATGCTACAATATTGCTAAATGCCATTGAGGCAGGATCATTAGACGGTACTTTAAATAGTGCTAGAAATAAAGTTGGTGGAAACTTTATAGGTGATATTTTAGATGCAAATGTATTTAGTAAAGTTGTTGATGGATATGATCCATCAACAGATTATCAAGAATATTTTGGATATGATTCAGAAGCATTTGATACATTTAGTAACGATTTAAGTATAGAAGTTATAAATTATTCAGGTACTTTTGATAGCTCACTAGTAAACTTTAGACGAAACGACCAAACATATGAAGGATTTGATGGTGTAACATTTAGCAGAATGCTATATGGAGAAGACAGACCGGAAGAACTAATACAGATTGATCCAAAGGAAAATGTTTTAATTACAGTAACAACAAGTCCTTATGCTAATGCTGATGCAACTGGAAACATTGTAGTTGCAAATGCACAACCTATTACTTACAGAATCCACAGAGCAATAGACGGTGAAAGCCATTTCCTAAGAGTAAGATCAAGTACTACATTGTCTGCTAACTTATTAATAAGTGACAGAAGTATAAGTGTAGCAAATGCTAGTGTATTACCTAGACCAACATTAGGAGTACCTGGTGTTATGTGGATAGAATCAGAAAGAATTACATATAAAGAAAGAGATATTATTAGTAATACTATTAGTGATATTACAAGAGGAACAAAAGGTACTAGTGCTGAAAACTGGTATGTTACTGATGAAGCAGGAGCAACTATCACACTAAATGTTTATGATGGATCTAGTAATCAAGAGTTTACAGACTTAGTTGGTACTCCGGAATCTAATACATTCTTTGACACAGGTGCTGTAAGTTTAACAGATTATAATAGTGCTAATGCAAGTAGTATAACAAGCATAATGAAATTTTTACATGACAAATAATAAAACTAGTTATTTGCAAAAGTGATAAATAGTTAGATGAGCGATGATATGAACCAAAAAACGGATAGAGAAAACGACATGACAGAAAGTCAAACAATTGATAATCTTGGATTAAATGTAAGTGGTCATATCGTGATTAAAGATTTAGATACAGGCGAAGAGCTTGTGAATAAAAGAAATGCTATACATTATGGAAACATGGCATATATTGTAGCACAGGCTTTAAATGCCTTTAATACCGAAAATGCATTCATAGATAGAATTGCATTTGGTAATGGTGCTACAAGTGTTGATACAGCAGGTAAAATTTTATATAAAACACCAAGGGTTTCAGAAAGTTATGAAAACTCTGCAGGTTTGTATAGTAGAACTTTTGATAAAAGATTAAATCCAAGTACAACGGATACATCAATTACAACAGTTGTAGGTTCCTCACACACAGATATTAAGGTTACATGTACTTTAGGGTATAATGAACCAAGCGACGCAGATTTATTTGATACAGCAACTAACAATGAAGGTGACTATGTATTTGATGAACTAGGTTTATTTACATACCCAACAGACGGTAGTAGTATAGACACTAGCACAATGCTTACTCATGTAGTGTTTCACCCTGTACAAAAAAGTCAAAACAGAAAAATAGAAATAGTTTATACTGTAAGAGTTCAGTTAAGTTAGAGGATAAAAAATGGCATATACAATAACAAATTCAGATAATAGTAGGACAATAACAGTCCAAGATACTACTGTCGATACCACCTATGCCTTAAAGTTAATTGGAAGAAATGTATCAGGATATGGGCAGTATTTTGTAGAAAATACTGTAAGACATCTTGAAAACTTCGCTAGTACCACATCACCATCGGGTGAAAAATTAACCGGGCAACTTTGGTATGACAAAAGTGAAAGTATTTTAAAATACTGGAATGGATCTACATGGAAAAGAGCTACAAATATAATTGTAAACTCTAGTGCTCCTAGTACATCTAATACAGGTGATGCATGGTTTGATACCGGAAACCAAAAGTTATATATTTACAATGGTACAACTTATAAACCAGCCGCATATTCAGGTGAAGTTACAAACGAATACTCGAGCGATTCAAGTGTAGGTTCCCCTAGTAATTACGGTACAAAATTAAGAAATATTTATTTAACAGATTCAGGTGGTAATCCTAAACCTGTACTAGGTTTAGTTTATGTCAGTGATGGTACAGTTAATGGTGGTGCTACAACTACAACTGACGGTAAAGAAACACTGATGGGTATATTCAGTGATCATCCAGAATTTGTTGCTGGTAGTACAGACAGTAAATCAGACGGTCAAAATATAAATTATTTTACAGAACTAAGTGCAACTGGTGGTATAGGTACAACTATCAAACCAGGTATGAACCTTAGAGATGAATATGCCGCAACAGCAGTAGCACTAGCAGAAAGAGCATATAAGGCCGATACAACATATAAAATTAATTTAGGTAATATAGGATCACCAGGTTCAAACATTGACGCAGGTTCTATTATTACAACATTAGGAAGTTACATACCAACTACAGACGATGCATTTACACTAGGTAGTGCAAGTTCAAAATTTGCAGAAATGTATTCAGGGACTATTACAATAGGTGACGGTTCTACTGGTCTTATAAGTGCAAATGGTAGTGTAAACCTAGGAGAGTCAAGTACTAGATTTGCTAACGGTTATTTTACAAACATAGATGTAAGTGGTAATGTAACATTTGGTGCAGGTACACAAAACTTAGGAACAAGTGGAGCACCGGTAGAAAATTTTTACTCAGCAAATGCAAGTATTACTACTAGCCTCACATTAGGTTCAGGTGGTACAGCATTTACACTTCCAATTACAGACGGTAGTGCTGATCAGGCACTTATTACAGATGGTTCAGGTGCTGTAAGTTTTGGTAATGTTGCCCTTAGTACAACTACATTTACAGCAGGTGCAGGACTAACAGGTGGCGGTACATTAGCAAGTAATAGAACATTTGATGTTGGCGCAGGTAGTTATATAATTGTAAATGCTGACAGTATTGAAGCAGATGCCACAACAGCCGCAACTGCAAACAAACTGGTTGCAAGAGATGGTGCTGGTAATGTAGCGGCAAATTATTTTGTTGGTACAGCAACAGCGGCTCAGTATGCGGATTTGGCTGAGATATATTCAGCAGATGCAGATTATGAACCAGGCACAGTTGTAAAAATAGGCGGAGATGCTGAAATTACGCAAACATCTAGTCATGCAGATACAGATGTATTTGGTGTTATATCTACAGATCCAGCATACTTAATGAATAGTAGTGCAGATGGTTTACCAGTAGCATTACAAGGCAGAGTGCCAGTAAAGGTAATAGGAAAAATTAATAAAGGCGATAGACTGATATCAAGCGATGAGCCTGGAATGGCTTGGGCTTATGTAGACAGTGATAGTTATGATACTAGAGCAGTTATAGGTAGAAGTTTACAAGACAAAGCAGACGGTGGTATAGGAATTATAGAAGCCGTTATAGGGATAAAATAGATAAATACAGGTATAGAATACTTATTTAGGAGAACATTATGGCATCAGGAAGTTCAGTCACAATAACAGGCGGAACCAATATGACTCAGGTCGTTGCAGGTGATGTAATAGATGACGCAGATTTCAATAATGCTCGTACTAATGTAAATACATTAATGGGTACAGCGGCTGACGTTACTACAGGTACTTTCACAGAATCAAATACATATGGATGGGGCCAAGGCGGAGCAGGTGTAAATGCCGCTTCAGCAGGCGGAATAGTATACGCCGATAATGCCACAGGCGGATTTAAAAGATTACAAGATGACGTTCAGGCAATGTGTGCCTTTTTAGGTCAAACAGTTAGAACCAACGTTGGTTCAGATGTAGGAACAAGTACAGTTATTGATGACACAACATGGTCTAACTTGATGTTGAATGTTAAAGATTGTTGGGATAACAGATTTTCACCAGCAGGAAGAACAAGCTCAACAGGCGACAGTGAAGCAAGAACGGCGGCATGGTCAAGCAGTTTAGAACAAGTAACAACATATTCTTGGGGCTCAGAAGCCTTATTAAGAGAATTTTTTAACGGTGGTGGAAGAGTAGGAATGAGTGCTAGTAGATCTGGTGGTACAAGTTCTACACAAAATACAGACTGGACTAACTTGCTAAGTGCTATGGGTGATTTATATATTGATTACCAAACTGGTGGTGGTAGCTCAGGTACAAACGCAGGAGTAGGCCTATATGAGCTTACAACAAGTTATCAATTACTATGGACTAAATTAGGTTCAGGTGCTTATGCTTCTAACTATTTTAAAATGTATGGTAAAGTAAATAGTACATCTAACCCTACAGTAATATCACTTAAAGCAGAATTAAGTGATCCATATACAGCGGCCGCGGCGGCGGCGGCAGATGGTGCTATTGGTCCTGACGGTGTACCAAGTACAGGTGACGATGCGGCTGGATATACTGACAGCATTGACGGAACATTAACAATTAATGGTAGACGTCATTTACCAAATGCTACAGGTTCTGGTTTTAGTTTTACTAACCCAACAGTAAGTGCAGGTAGTATAACCGGTTCATAATAAAAATTTAATTTTTAAAGCCAGTTCATAGTAACTGGCTTTTTTATGATAAATAATTATTGAGTAACATTTACTCATCGTTCATTCACTCTAAATGTAGCAGTGAACGGAAGTAGTCAAGTAGACGAAGGAACGCATCTTCGTTCATCTGGAAACAGACGGAAGTAGGTGATTATACCGAAGGAACGCATCTCATATGGAGATGTTAAATGACTAAGTATCAAGAATCAGTACAAATCAAACGTGCTGTAAGAAGAACACTTAAGAATAAAAAAGTTGTAGCAAGCCTATTGCAATTCCCTCATGTTGAAAAGCAAAAGAAGGATAGTGAATGGCCAGCATATATAACAGACAATCCGTTTTATCCTTAAGCCATAAAATTAAAGCCAGTTCATAGTATCTGGCTTTTTTCTGACTAATAAATATCACTATGAGTACACGTTTGACAAAAGCCTTAGAGTTTGCTAATTATCGTACCACTTTAAATAATCAGCAGGCACAACTAAAAGCAAAAACACAAAGTTTATTAAGTTATAGTATTAATGGTGGTACATTTACTATAGATATACCCCTAATTACATTCTGTAAACAACTGTTAGATGACGGTCAAAAAGACGTTGTACTATTAGATATTTATAAAAACCCAATTCAGGTAGAAGTTACTTCATTTTATGACGAAATATCAAGTAGATATTATGAAGTAACAAATGATTATTATGCTGAATATGAAAAATTAAGAAAATCTAGAAAAGTACACAAAGTTTTGGACCTAAATGAAGAAGGAAAGTAATAGTCGCGGAGTATTAATGTTCGCACATAACAACACGGAGATTGATTACTTCCGTTTGGCTGTGGTAAATGCATTACTGGTACAGAAGAATTTAGGTATTAAAAACATTACTGTAGTCACAGATCCACATAGTTTAGCACAAGGCGAAAAAACTTTAGGTAAAAGATTAATTAAGAAAGCAATTAATAATATTATTGTAATTGAAAAAAATAAAAAATTTAAAAATACAAATGTTAGATTATATAAAGATACTAGTCATAGTGTAAAAAATTTATCATTTTATAATGTAAACAGGTGTGATGCATATGATATTTCACCTTATGATGAAACAATATTACTTGATGTTGATTATTTAATATTAAGTGATACATTAAATCAGTGTTGGGGTCATAATAATGAACTAATGATGAACTGGAAATTTCAGGACATAATGTATGAACGCAAAGACCCCTCATTAAATAGGTTAAACCATTTAGGTATAACAATGTATTGGGCAACTGTGGTTTACTTCCGCAAAACAGAATATGCTGAAAGTTTTTTTAATTTCGTCAAACATGTAAAAAACAATCCGCAATATTATCGAGACTTATATCAGTGGCAAGGTACTCTATACAGAAACGATTACAGTTTCTCTATTGCCGCTCATATGATGTCAGGTTTTACTGATAAAGGAATACCACAGTTGCCTACTACTCTTTACAAGAGTTTTGATACTGATGATATACATAGTGCTGTAGATAAAAATACAATTATTATGTATTTGGAAAAACCCAAAAGCCCGGGCGATTTTATTTTAACAAAATGGCAAGACATAGACTTACATATAATGAATAAATGGGCAATAAATAGAATTAGTAATGAACTAATAGGATATGCAAATGGCTAAAAAATACATACACGTTAATCAACACAAGATTAGAAGTAATTTAAAACACGGAACAAATGAGCCTGTGATAACAATTAAAGAAGGTAAGAGTAATACTTACTGTCACGAAGTAGAAGTTAAAGGCCCTAGCAAAGTTATATACGGAGAGGAAGGCAAAAAGTTATTGTCTTGTGGTGCAAGAGTAGTAATAGAAACAGAGAGCGATATAGAGATAGTAAGATGAAGGCTAGATATTACATATTAGCAGGTATAGTTTACACATTGCTTATAGGCTTTACTGCAAGTGCAATCCAAGGTAGAATTACAAGTGAAGCAATTAAAGACCAATGTTTTATAGATGGTTGTACAAAAGTATATGAATTCACAGGTGAAGTTGGTGGCGAGGAATGGGAAGAATTAATTGTTATTGCTGAAGAGTACCAAGAAGAAGCAGAGATGTGGAAAGCCGATGCTGAAGCAAAATGGGAAAGTGATGAGAACCCATACTATAATGCAGGTAGTGATTCAGATGCTGACGCATACATAAATCTATTTTTTATGTTATCAGATCCTATTAATTGGATATTCACATTGATAATTGCTACATTTATAGCAGGTTTCTATTTAGCATTTTACAGTTGTAAACTTGCTATAGAAAGATATTTTAAAGGTAACAATACTGATGAGTAGAGGTTACATAGTAATAGCACAAAACAACGACACAACTGATTATTTAGAGCAGGCGTATGCACTTGCTCTCAATTTAAAACTAACACAGAGCACGATCAATAGTCTGACAGTATGTGTAGACGCTAAAACTAAAAAACTTATCAGAGCTAAACATAAAGAAGTTTTTGATAATATAGTAGATATACCCTGGCAAGACGATGCCAAAGATGCAGAATGGAAAATTAATAACAAGTGGAAATACTATTATATGAGCCCGTATGACGAAACTGTTATACTAGACACTGATATGATATTCCCTACTGATGTTAGTTATTGGTGGGACATTATGTCACAACGTGATGTATGGGCAACTACTAAAGTTAGAACATATAGAGGTGAGGTTGCCACGGGAGACTATTACAGAGAATGGTTTACAGCAAACAACTTACCAAATGTTTATACAGCATTTTTTTATTTTAAAAAGAGTGAACTAGCAAGTGAATTATTTGCTATGGTAGAAATAATATTCCAACATTGGCAACGTATGTTTTTTAAATATATGCCTAAAGGTAAGCCAGATTGGCTAAGTGGAGATGTAGCATTTGCACTAGCAATGAAAATTTTAGGGATAGAACAAAAGTGTATAAGAGAAAATATTGATACTGTACCTACTTTTGTACATATGAAAAGTCATGTGCAAAATATTGTAGGTGTTTCTATTAGTGATACTTGGTCTGAAACATTGCCAACATATTATAATAGTTATAATGACTTTAAAATTGGAAACTTTAAACAGTTAATGCCTTTTCATTATGTAGAAAAAGATTGGCTTAGTGCTGATAAAATCAAACAATTTGAGAAAGATTATGGCATTAAGTGAAGCAGAAAAAAGGCGTAGGCGGTTTTTAAAAGAAAAAAATAAATTTGGTAGTTTTAATGAACTTGTAAAACATCATAATAATAGAGACCAAACTGTTTGGTTCGATTTGGAAGGGAATATATTACAAATTAGTGCTGAACAAAAAAGGAAAAAAACTGTAAAAGAACGTAGTGTAGTTTTTACTAATGAACAATTAAAAATACTACAAGATAAAGATGTAAATTTATACAGAATAGTACAAGATGCGGAAATAGAAACTGTTTTTAGTATAGAGCTTAAACCACTTGAAAGTCCTTTTGTAGAACATGAAAAAGATTTCTTACAACTTATACCAGAGTCTAAAAGTAAAACATTTGATATAAGTGTAAAGTATAGTAAAGGAAACTTCACTGTAAAACCTCATGTTAAAATTTTAAAAAAATATAAAGAAATAGACAGTAGTATTGCTACTGCTAATGGAAAAAAAGTACTAAAATTTTATTTCACCAGTAAAAATGATCCACATTTTATGGTAAAAACTGTAAATATTCTACTATCAGAATTATTAGATAAAAAGTCAGTAACAAAAAAGATTAATAAAAACCTTGATCAATGTAGTATATATACCATTAAAGTATTTGATAAATATGTGTGTATTTAAGAATTTAAATTCAGGACACACAGATGGCAAAAATAGACGTTACAGAACTAGACATATTCTATATTTCATATGATGAGCCCAATTGCGAAGAACACTGGGCAGACTTATTAAATAAAGTACCTTGGGCTAAAAGAGTCCATGGTGTTAAAGGCTTTGATGCCGCTCACAAAGACGCCGCAAGGCAATCCGAAACCGACCGCTTTATCACAGTAGATGGTGATAACATTGTTATGGATGATTTCTTTGAGCAAGTACTTGAAGTACCTGAAACTGATCATGACGGTAATGATATATCAGAAAGTATATTCAGTTGGAATGCCAAGAACATTCTAAACGGATTAGTATATGGAAATGGTGGACTTAAATGTTGGCCCACACAATATGTATTAGATATGAAAACCCACGAAGCGGCTGACGATGACGAAGGCATGGAGTTTTGTTGGAAATTAAATTACATACAACTTAGTGATACTTTTAGTGAGGTACATCAAACTGCTTCACCATTCCAAGCATTTAGAGCCGGCTTTAGAGAAGGTGTTAAAATGAGTTTGGATCAAGGCACTAAAGTTAATGCATACGAGTTTAAAGAAAAAATTTGGTGGCAAAATTATAATAGACTGCAAACATGGTGTAACATAGGCAGTGATGTAGACAATGGCTTATGGGCTATCTACGGAGCAAGACTAGGTTGTGAAATGACTGTGCTAAGTGATTGGGATACTAATCAAATATCAGATTACGATTGGTTTAGAGACTTCTTTGATAATTCAATATTACCTCGTTTTCCAGGAGATGAAGTTTGCAGTTATACTAAAGTAGCATGGAATAAAGAAATGTTAGAAATAGCAATAAAGGATATAGGTGTAAAACTAAATGAAAGTGTAAACTCGATGATGTTATTTGATCCCAATCCTAAAATGTGTGAGTTTTTTAAAACAACTTATGTAAATCCTAGGCGTTGGGGTGTAATGATTCGAGAAAAACAAATTCAAGAATTACTGGAAAAAGGATTGATACAGTAATGAGTAAAGTTTGGTTTTTTGGAGATAGTTTTGCCCATCCACCTTACATAAAAGATTTGTCAGAGGATAAAAATAATTATTGGTGGGGTACAAAACTATGTAATAAACATAATTTAACACCAAGAGTAATGTCAGAGCCTGGTAGCACTTTAACATATACGCAAGAACAATTATTAAGATTTAAAAATCTGATAAACGAAGAAGATTTAGTTTTTATTTTTTACACTACCCCTTACAGAATAGATTTTGGTAAGAAAGTAGTAAGAATAATATCTAATGGTATGACCTCTACAGGAAAATTAATGGCTATTATAGACCCTGCACAGGAAATATCAGATGAAAGATTAAATAAAATTTTAAATATGTATATTGCACTAGGTTTAGATTTAGAAAGACATTTAAATCAACAATATGCTACTGTTAATTATATACAACATGTTTTAGTGCCAGACATAATAGAAAAAAGAAAACCTAAAGCAATATTAGAATTTTATTCTTTTAGAAGAACACAATTATGTCATAGCAATATAATTCATCCAGATGAAAGTTTGCTAAAAAATTTACCGGAAGCAATGGAATGGATAAAAATGAATTGTAAAAAAGATGATATTGATGTAGAAGAAATATTTTCTGACCCTTCACATTTTGGTAATCCTAAAGTAGGAGATTATAACGAAAAATATTTAGAATATATTGAAAGTTTACTATGAGTAATTATGACCAGGCCGCCGATAAGGCCAAAAAACAGTTAGACAAAATAAGTCCAACTATGTGTTATGCAAAGTGGACACAGGTTTCTATGCACTTAACAAACGGTAAGACACATAGTTGTTATCATCCGCCTACACACGATATTGATCTAGAAGAACTAAAAATAAATCCCACAGCACTACATAACACAAAAGAAAAGAAAGAGCAAAGAGCTCAAATGTTAGCAGGAGAAAGACCTGAAGGCTGTAGTTATTGTTGGCGTATAGAAGACGTAGGCGGGAGAAGTGATCGTGTATATCGTAGTGGAGAATATTGGGCTCAGAATGCCAGAGAAGAAATTGCGGAAGCAGGTGCTGACGGAAATATTAATCCCAGATACGTAGAAGTAAATTTTAATCAAGCATGTAATTTTAAATGTAGTTACTGTTCACCTCATTTAAGTACCACATGGGAAAAAGAAGTTAAAGAATTTGGTTCATATAATATTATACAAGGCGAGCATAACAATTTAAAAAGTTTAAGTAATCAAGGATTACTACCACAAAAATTAGCACAAAACGAAAATCCATACGTTGAAGCATTTTGGAAATGGTGGCCCGAGTTATATAAAAACTTAGAAGTTTTTCGTATGACTGGCGGAGAGCCATTAATGGATGTTAATACATTTAAAGTCTTAGACTATGTGTATAAAAATCCTAATGCCTGGTTGGAGATGTCTATGACATCGAACATGGTACCACCTAAACCTATCTTAATGGATATGTTTATAGAGAAACTACAAAGTTTAGAAGAAATACAAATATGGGAAGACCCAGAAAAGTTTAACCCAAACTCAGGGAACAACTGGTATGTAGCACCAGCATGTAAGAACTTTGCCACATTTGTAAGTGTAGATGGTTACGGTATACAAGCAGAGTATATGCGAAACGGATTGGATTTTCCAGTGCTTCAAAAAAATGTAAAACGTATATTAAGCGAAACAGATAATAGCACAATAACTTTTATTAATACATTTAATGTACTAAGTTTAACTAGTTTAAAAGATTACTTACAATGGATATTAGATTTACGAGATGAGTATGCTAAAGATAAGCAAGGAATAAAATATATTCCTATTCCAGATAATGGAGATCACAAGCATGATGATTATGAAGTAAAACCAAAACAACGTATATGGTTTGATATCCCTTTATTAAGGGCACCACTATGGCAATGTATACAAATTATGCCCGACTATTATCAGAGTTATTTGGAAGAAGCAATAATCTTTATGGAGTTAAATCAAGCAGATGAAGTAAATATAGACTATAGAGGCTTTAAAGACT